GACAGGCGTGCGGCTTGGTTGGATATGGCGGTGCTGTCCGGTGCTGTGCAACTGACGGACTACGCCCAGCGCCGCCGTGAATACCTGCGAACCCGTTGGGTGCCGCAAGGGTGGCCATACCTCCAGCCGGTGCAAGACGTACAGGCTCGCCGCATGGAAGTGCAGGCCGGCTTCGCCTCACGCAGCGAGATGTGCCTGCGTACCGGCTACGACGCCGAAACGGTCGATGCGGAAAACGCCGCTGATTTGGAGCGGGCCAACGGCCTGGGCCTCAATTACAACACCCTCGAAAGCGTCGAGCTGCTCGACGACAAGGAGCAACCATGAGCAAGAAAACTCAGGTCCGCGTCTACGACGCTGCCGGCGCCTTGGTGCCGGTCAAGGATCAGACCTGGTACACGCTGCGAGCCAGCGGCGAAGCCGAGCAACGTAACATCGAAGTGTTCGTGTATGGCGAGATCGGCGCCTGGGGCGTGACGGCGAATCAGTTTGTGCAGGACCTGCGGGTCCTGGACGACGGAGTGTCTCCGGTGGTGGTCGCCTTCAACAGCATTGGTGGGGATCTGTTCGACGGTCTGGCAATGCACAACGCGCTTTCGCGCTTGGGCGAGCGCTGTACTGGCCGGGTAGACGCCCTGGCCGCCAGTGCTGCCAGTGTGGCAGTGTGCGGCGCGCACCGGGTGGTAATCGCCGCCAACGCCATGCTGATGATTCACAACCCATGGACCTATGCGGCTGGCGATGCTGGGGACTTTCGCAAGGTCGCCGATGTGCTGGACCAGACCCTGGAAGCGATCATCGCGGCGTACAAGTCCAAAGCCCCGGACATCGACGATGCCGAGCTGCGGCGCCTGGTCGATGCTGAGACCTGGCTGACCGCCAACGAGGCTTTAGCCTTGGGCCTGGCGGATGAAGTAGGGGACGGGGTCAAGGTCAACGCTTGCTTGGGTCGTGGTGATGCGCTGCGGCGCTTTCGCAACGCTCCCGCCGGGCTGCTGGCCCAGTTGGACGAGCAGCCCCCAGCGGTCCCTGACGAGCCGACTACTCCGCCCGAGTCCGCTCCTGTGGTGGACGCTGCCCAACTGGCTCTGCTCATCACTCAGCGCTGCACTGAATCCGGTATCAGCAACCTGGTAGAACCGCTGCTCAAGTCCACCCAGTTGGAAAGTGAAGCAGTGGTCCAGGCAGGCCTGACTCGGGCCAAGGCCATCAATGATCTGTGCGTAGCCGCTCGACTGCCGGAGTTCAGCGCCGAGTTTGTGGCGGCCGGTTTGGACACAGCCAGTGTTCGCGCTCGCTTGTTCGACAAGCTGGTGGGCACGGGTAAGGGCTTCGAAATCAACAACAGCCTGCCGTTGGAAAACGACCCGCCGCCCAAGGTACAGGCAAAAAAAATCGACCAGCCTTCGATCTGGGCTGCTCGCCAAGCTGCACATCAACCATCCGCGAAAGGAACCAGACCATGACTGTTCAACGTGAGCCGATGCATGCGGGTGAATTCCTGCTGTCCGAAGGCACCGGCAATATCTCCCGCGAAGCCATCAACGTCGCCGCTGGCCCGGCGCTGGAGCCCGGCCAGATCCTCGGGTTGGTCACTGCCACCGGCCAGTTCGCACCGTACAACCCGACCGCAGAAGATGGCAGCGAGAACGCTCAGGCCATCCTCTACGGCCCACTGGGCGAGTCGGATGTAGTGCGACGCGGTCGCGCCGTGGTTCGTCTTGCTGAGGTCAGTGAGGCTTGTCTGACCGGCTTCGATCTGGCAGCTGAGAAGGCCCTGGCTAGTCACTTCGTGATCGTCCGCTAAGGCGTTTCACCCTCGTTTATCGAACCCGCCCTTGCGGGTTTTTTGCTTTCTGGAGATGGTTTCATGGCTGACATTGAGATTTTCAACGACGACGCATTTTCGGTTTCTTCGCTGACTGCGGCGATCAACGAGCAGGAATACCTGCCAGGTCGCATCGGCAGCATGGGCTTGTTCAGGGAGGAAGGCATCACCACCCTGACAGTGCAGATCGAGAAGGACGGCGACACCATCGGCCTGGTTCCGGCCGGCGAGCGTGGCACCTCCGGTCTGGTGGTTGCTGGTAGCAAGCGCACCATGATTCCGTTCAACACCGTGCACCTGCCGCAGCGCTTCTCGATCAAGGCGGACGAGATCCAGGGCATTCGTGCTTTCGGAACCCGCAGCGAGCTGCAGTCGGTACAGGACGCGGTCAACAAGCGTTTGGCCAAGTGTCGCCGACAGCTGGACGCTACCCATGAATTCCAGCGTATGGGGGCTTTGAACGGCCAAATCCTCGATGCTGATGGCAAGACCGTGTTGCTGGATATTTACAAGACCTTCGGCGTCACCCGGAAGAAAGTGAAGATGGGGCTCAACAGTCCAGACACTGAAGTCCGCGAGAAATGCGGCGATGCTCTGGACGAGCAAGAGGAGGCGCTGGGTAGTATTACCAGTACCGGCGCCCGGGCTTTTTGCGGCAAAAACTTCTGGAATAAGCTGGTTGCCCACGAGAAGGTTAAGGAAACCTTCCTCAACACTCAGCAAGCCTCAGCACTGCGAGGGGATGCCCGAGAGAGCTTTGAGTTCGGCGGCATCGTGTGGGAGCGCTATCGCGGCAAGGTCGCTGGGGTTCAGTTTGTTCACCCCGACCAAGCCCTGCTGATTCCCGAGGGTGTGCCTGATCTCTACGTTTCTGTGTTTGCCCCGGCTGACTACATGGAGACGGCCAACACCGAGGGCCTGCCGTACTACAGCAAGATCGAGCCGATGCCGTTCGGCAAGGGCATGGCCGGCGAAGCGCAGTCCAACCCGCTGCACCTGTGCACGCGGCCATTGGCGCAGATCCTGCTGGAGATGTAGCCGTGGGCATTCGCGAGCTGGTCGCCGATGTTGACGATGCGGTGTTCGAGACGCTGGGGGATACGGCCTACATCGAAGGGCGCGAGGTGCTGGGGATGTTCTCGGCGCCTTGGCTGCAACCCAAGCTCGGCAAGATGAACACGGGGCTGCGTGAGCCACATCTGGTGATCCGTGTATCGGATGCCGAGGGGGTAGAGGTACGTCAGCAGGTGCGCATCGATCTGCCCGCGCACGATGGAGGTGGCCTGTACACCTTGGTTCTGATTGAGCCAGGAGGCGATGGCCTGGTCAGTCTCATTCTGAGGATCAATCCATGAGCATCGGCAGCTACGCTCGACAATCGGCCAGCGAGGGCATGATCACGCTGCAGCCCTCGGCCGTCGATTTGCAGGCGTTCAAGGACTTTGCGGCCGTGGTGCCCAAGGCAGCAGCTGCAGCCCAGCGCCGGGCGATCAACAAGACCTTGCGCTGGTTGCGGACCTACATCGCCCGGGCTGTCAGCAGCAAGGAGCGCATTGCCGTTGGGGCGGTTCGCCAGCGTTTGCGGGCTTACCCCATCAACAGCAACGGACAGGGCAAGCTCTGGTTCGGTATCAACCCGATTGAGTCGAGCCGGATCGGTCGGGCCCGCCAGAATCGGTCGGGTGTGTCGGTCGCGGGGCGGCGCTATCAGGGGGCCTTCTTCAAGAAGGTCTATGGCAGCCAGGCCGACATCTGGATTCGGACTGGCAGCAAGCACTACGACCCGAGCGACTACCCCGAAACACGGGAGGGAAAGCGGCGCTCTGGGTTCATCAACGAGAACGACAACCGCTTCCCCCTGGCCAAGGCCAAGGTGTCGCTGGATGACGTACGGCCGATCTTTGAGGAGTGGGCCAGGCGTGCCGATGAAAGGCTGCTGGAAATCCTCGAACAGGAACTGAACTTTGAGCTGCAGAAGTATCTGCGAGGTGGCAAACGTGCCTGATGAACCTTTCAGCCTGGATCAGTTGTACATCGCGATAGAGCGACACATTCGTGATGCCATCCCTGGCTTGGCCTATGTCGCGGTCATGCCCGATTTGTTGGATCGTGTGGCGATCCCGGCGGTAGTGATTGAGTTGGTGGAGCTGGAGCCAGGTAGCGATCAGATGACCGGCGAAACGGCGCTGGACGCTCGCTTTGAGGCGCGAGTAATCGTGGGATCTGAACTGCCCCAGTGTCAGCAGCAAGCGGCCTTTGTCGCTTCGCAGATTGCGGTTCTGTTACGCATGCAGACCTGGGGCGTCGAAGTGGTCGCCGCCGAGTTTGTGCGGTCGGCCCAGGACTGGACGCGGCCTGAGCTGGATGGGTACGCGGTCTGGGTCGTGGAGTGGACCCAGGGCATATACCTCGGCAAAGAGGAATGGCCATGGCCGGATCAGCCGCCGGGCACGTTGGTGTTTAACCTGGGCGAGGGTGTCGGTGATGTCCGGCCGGAGGAGTTGTCGTGAGCTACGTCAGCGCACAACACGACCGTATGCTGGCCGGCCTGATCATCCCTTGCAGTGTGGTCGGCGTAGATCTAGCCGCCGGGGCGGTGCGGGTTTCCGACGGCGCAGGTTGGACCAGTGCCTGGGTCCGCTGGCACAGCCAGGCCGCCGGTAAGGCTCGGCACTGGCGGGCGCCGAGTCTGGGTGAGCAGGGGGCCTTGATCAGCCCCAGTGGCGAGCCAGCACAAGGCACCTTCGTCCCTGGTCTGTACGGCAACGCCGGTGCGCAGCCGGATAACCGTGACCACGTCGAGGTCTGGCGCTTCGACGATGGCGGCTCGCTGGTCTACGACTGGCAGGCCAAGAGCTACACCATCAGCCTGCCCGGTGGCACGGTGACCATTCAGGTCGGCGGCAGCTCGGCGGTGGTGACGGATAGCAGCATTACAGGTAAGGCCGACACCATCACGCTGACCGGGCAGATCACCTTGAATGGCGAAGTACAAATCAACGGCGCGAGCTTGAAGCACAACGGGGTGAATGTTGGATCGACCCATACCCACCTGGGAGTGCTGCCGGGCCCTGGGGCAACGGCGCCGCCGCAATGATTTCCCTGCAACTGTTACTCAACCCGAGCCGCTTAAAGCGGCTTTTTTGTACCTGGAGAAAAGCATGTCCACCCCCAAGAGACTCACCGACGAATCGGGCAGTGCTGGCCCTGCAGTGTTCCGCGACACCCTCTACACCTCCCGGGTGTTGATCCTGCCGGACGGCCGCCAGCTGGCTGTGGCCCAGGGGCGGGTAGCCGCTGACGCTGGGGATAGCGCCGCGCTGGAGTACCTGAGCAAGCACCCGGATTTGCAGCAGGAGTAACGCGATGATCGGAATGGATCGCCGCACCGGCCAGCCGCTGTCCGGCATCGAGCATGTGCGGCAGTCCATCGAGGACATTCTGACCACGCCGCTGGGCAGCCGCCGGATGCGGCCGGAGTACGGCAGCAACCTGCGCCGCTACGTCGACTTGCCGGTGACCGGCGGCTGGAAAAGCGCGGTCCAGGCCGAGGTGGCGCGGGCGCTGTTGCGCTGGGAGCCACGCTTGAAGCTGGAGCGGGTGCAGGTGGTGGCAGTGGTGGGCGGGCAGATCAGCTTTCAGTTGGTGGGTCAGTACCTGGGGAATAGCGCGATATTGGAGGTAACGGCATGAGCATGCTGGACTTGTCGGCACTGCCGGCGCCGCAGGTGCTGGAGCCCCTGGACTATGAAGAGCTGTACCAGCGCAAGTTGGCACTGTTTCGTCTGGCGATGGGTGAGAACTGGACCGCAGCGCTTGAGAGTGACCCGGTCGTCAAGCAATTGGAACTGGTGGCCTATGGCGACATGCAGATGCGCGCCCGGATCAACGACGCGGCCAAGGCGCTGCTGCTGGCTCATGCTCAGGGCTCGGATCTGGATCAACTGGCCGCCAACGTCAACCTGCGGCGCCTGCTGATTCAGGCGGGAGATCCCCAGGCTGTGCCACCAGTCGAGGAGGTCAAGGAGTCGGATGACGCTTTGCGCGAGCGCGTCCAGCTGGCCTATGAGGGGCTGACCACTGCCGGCCCACGCAACAGCTATATCCTGCATGCGCGCAACGCCTCGGCGTTGGTGGCGGATGCATCAGCAG